TTAAAAGGTTATAAATATTTAGACGAGGCGATTGAGTTATCAACTGAACTTGGTTTAAATATTAATGACGCAGAAATCATCAGGACTAATTCAACTGGTCTTGTTATTTACAATCCAAAAAATCTGGCTGATAGAATAAAAGGTATGAAGAATAAAAACATATCAAGAGAGGATAAAATAGCGGCTAGATTAAAATACAATCAACAACAATCACAACAAAAATAGTCCTTGACTTTATACATGGGATTTAGTAATATAATCCCATGTATAACAACTAACAGAAAGAGGACATAATGAAAGACACACTAGACAATGGATATGATATAGACGACATCATCATCAATGCCCAACTATTGGCATTATTCCAAGTCAGAAATAAAATCCAAGACAAAATAGACGAGTTGGAAAAACAGAAAGAGGATAAAGATGAAATCCCTTTTTAAAAATGGAACATTGTTTATGATAACTTACACTCCACAAACTATTGGTGGAGAAGTTAATCATGACAAAAAGCATATTACTAGACGTGGTAAATGGGATAGTAAATGTAAAATAAATCAAGACTTTATTTTGTATTACGATAGAGATCGTGGCAATTATAGATATGCAAGCAAAAAACTTGCAGACATTTATATTTCTGTCGGATTAAATAAAGAAGAAATGAAGAGGATAAACTAATGACTAAAAGAACAATAGAGATAATGAATCCTTATTCTGGTCAGATTGATATGGTTAATAAAGAAGAAGAAAAACTTTATTATGAAATCAAAAATGCTGAAATGAATGAGGACTATGACACAATGCAAAAGGGGTTAGATAAGTTTAGTAGGTTAAATCCTAAAGCTTATATGACTTTGTTGGACTAATGCAATATTGCCAAGGACCTGAGTGTCATACTTATAAAACAAAGGACCGCATACGCGGTCCTAAAGGCGCTAAGTATTATCAGACTAGACGACGTTCATCTATGATTTACGATGATAACTTTTGTTCGCAGCGTTGCGCGGATGATTGGTTTAGAAAGTATGGTGAGCAAGCTGTCAATCACTTCGGTAGAATACATGAGCCCAAAAGAACTGAATGCGACAATGCATGGTATAAAGAATATGATTGGCGTAATGGAACTAATCATTACTTCGTTAATGATTTACTTGGTCAACGTATACCAATCACAAGAGAACAATATCAAGATAGAAATTTAACTCGACCGAGTTAAGTCCTCAAGAGCCACGCGCCTAGCGGCGCGCGGCTCGTAGCTTATTACTTTATTATATATGTATCGAGTTCATAGAGGTACCAAGTCCAATCCAAAAAAAGACAATTCCTAAAACAGTAAATCACTTTATTTAAAAAGGGGTCCCACTACTTCTGGTTGAATTGCTTGATTTAGACAGTCAATGCTGGTAAATACTTTATGGGTCCCATAATATAAAAAATTATGCAAAAAAATTTAACATTAAAAGAAATTATAGAGAAAATAGAAAAGCTGCCTCCAGAGCTTAGACGGAAAGCCAAGAAGAAGCTTATTCAACTGAGCCGTAAGAAGACCTTGAATGAGATCCAAGGAGATTTCCTAACCTTTGTTAAACACATGTGGCCTGATTTTATAGAGGGGTCTCATCATAAAATTATTGCAGAAAAATTTAATAAATTAGCAACCGGTGAAATAAAGAGACTCATTATTAACATGCCACCCCGGCATACAAAATCTGAATTTGCGTCTTACCTTCTTCCTGCGTGGATGATTGGAAGGAATCCTAAATTAAAAATTATTCAAGCTACCCACACCGCTGAACTAGCGGTACGGTTTGGTCGTAAAGCGAAACACTTAATGGATACAGAAGAATATAAAAAAGTTTTTGTAACTAGACTCATGGAAGATAGTAAAGCCGCTGGTCGCTGGGAGACTGATCAAGGTGGCGAGTATTTTGCTGTTGGAGTCGAAGGTGCTGTGACGGGAAGAGGTGCAGACCTATTGATTATTGATGACCCGCATTCTGAACAAGATGCCATGTCCAAGACCGCCATGGAACGAGCGTATGAATGGTATACCGCAGGACCACGACAAAGACTTCAACCGGGAGGAAGAATTGTTCTCGTTATGACGAGATGGAATACACGAGATCTAACCGGTATTTTACAAGCCGCTCAAAAAGAACCCAAAGCCGATCAGTGGGAGGTTGTAGAATTTCCTGCTATCTTGCCATCGGGTAAACCCGTGTGGCCAGAGTATTGGGACTTGGAACAGCTCTTAAGTGTCAAGGCTTCAGTAGCTCTTCCTAAATGGAATTCTCAGTATATGCAGAATCCAACGTCTGAAGAAGGGGCACTCATTAAACGAGAGTGGTGGAAGAAATGGACTTCTCCGAAGATGCCTCCATTGAAACATGTTATTCAAAGCTACGATACCGCTTATTTGAAAAAAGAGACGGCTGACTTTTCAGCCATTACGACCTGGGGTGTGTTTTCGACCTCAGAAGATACGCCTGACAATTTAATCCTGGTTGATAGTGTAAGAGGAAGGTACGAGTTTCCAGAATTAAGGCGCAAGGCGCTTGATCTCTATAAATATTGGGAACCGGATACCGTCATTATTGAGTCGAAGGCAGCAGGATTGCCTTTAGCCTTTGAATTGAGAAACATGGGAATCCCAGTTATTAACTTTACGCCGAGCAAAGGAAATGATAAGCATAGTAGAGTAAATGCGGTCTCACCTCTTTTTGAGTCGGGCCGAATTTGGGCTCCAGTGGAGATGGAGTACGCTCAAGAAGTTATCGAAGAATGTGCTTCCTTTCCATACGGTGATCATGACGACTTGGTGGATAGTACCACTCAAGCGTTAATGCGATTTAGACAAGGGGGATGGATTACGCATCCAGAAGATTACAAGGATCCCAAGAAACCTCCAGAAGTAAGGGAATATTATTAGATGAGTATTTTAAATGTTTTAGGCATGATCCCCAAAGGGGGAAAATTTGCAAATGCAGTGGTGAATAAAGTTCATACTGCGGTGAAAGACTGGAAAAAATTTAAAGAAGCCGTTACTCAAATTGATGATCTTCTGAAACAGGGTAAATTGAAACTGGATGGTAAACAGAAAACGATCTTTGAGTCTAATAAAAATATTTTAAAAAATCATGAGAAAACATTAGGCAAGAAACAAGGGGTGGAAGGATTATTTAAAAAGAAAAAACCTGAGGATCCCTTTAAAGGTTGGAAGCCGTCTGTTTATGAGAATCAACAGAACCTTCCTCCTTATACCAAGGAGATGGAAAAGATTGATAACCTCCTAGAGGATATTGCTGCGATGCGAGGGCTTTCTAAATCTGAGAAAGCAGCTTTAGAGAGTAACTTAAACGATCAAATGTCTTTCTTAATAGATAAAGGTCGAAAAGAATTTGATTTTAGTAAATTATCTTTAGGCGAAATTAATAAAAGACTTCAGGGCATTCAAACACGTATTCGAGAGGTTGCGGACAATCCCAATATTCCAGGGACCGTTACTGAAGGTCCTAAAAAAGATTTGATTGCGGCTATTTATGAAACGGAACGTCCTTCATTATGGGCGGCTCGTACAAAAGTTATAAAAGAGAGTAATCTAAAAAAATACGGAAATAAATTTCCACGTTTAGATCCAGAAAATGATGCTTTTATTATTATCGGTTTAGATGAAAGCGGACACCCCATCAAAATAGGTCGGTTTACAGGAAGGTTTAGTGCCACTCAAGATAAGACGACAGGAAAATTGACGCGTAAAGAAGGAACCGCTTATTATGATAAGTGGGATTCTAAAAAGAATAAAATAAGAGAAAAAGAAGTTTGGCATGAAACGGTAGACCGTGAGGGAAATGTTATTATGTCCAACCCAGAGTATAAACTTCCTAAAAGCCAAAATATGGAACTTCGAAACGAGCTTTATAGTGATTTAAGCACCAGCGATCTAGCTAAAAAAGGATATCAATTAAAAGATATTGATATGATTGTTAAAGGTCGAGTGGCTAAAAACTATTTAGCGAAAACGAAGAATCCAGATCATAATATAGCCATGCATGAACAAACTCCGGAAAGTAGTGTGATGGATGTGATGCAAGATCTTTATACCCGTGGGGATGATGTTTACAAAATGACTATTGAACAATGGACGAATGTATTACCGAAGTACTTTGCACAAGGTGGATATGTTCCTGGCTATGCAACCGGCGGTGTGGCTAATTTATTTAGGACGAGAAAATGAGTATTCCTTTTTATATAAATCCAGCAACCGGTGAGTTAGAGCTTACAGCGGATCCCTCTCCTTTAAAAGAATCCTTAGGCAAACGTTTTAACTTGGATGAAATTTCTACTCGCGCCAAAACCTTAAGTCCTATAAAATCCTATGCTGAGAAGCCTACGTACAATTGGGAAGAAGGCGATTGGTGGGATTTAGATGATGAGTCTGTAGGCAATACTAAAATTCTAGAAGACTTTGAAATTACCGATGAAATGAGAAGAAGACCGAATGCAGAGGGGGGAAGGATTGGGTACAAAGAGGCTGGTCCAGTTAAACCTGTTCTTTATAAAATAATACAACGTGGTCATCCTGAAGAAGGTAGATGGGCCTATAAACGTTCTGATAATCCCATTATGTATTTTGATACTAAAAAAGAAGCTGAATGGGCTAAAAAGGTTTCTAAAATTCTTCAATATGAAAGTATGGAGAGACCAACTACTGGAGTTTTTCAAAAGAAGGTTAAGAAGTTATTAGATGAAGGTTTAACTAAAAAGCAAGTTGCCAAAGAGTTGAAAGTTAATTTTAAAGTTGTAGATCGAGCCATTAAAGAAGGAAATATAAAATGGAAATTTGAACCCTATATCAATGTTCCTAAAAATTTAAATTATGTTAAAAAGAATTATGGGATATTGTCTAGAGAGACAATGGCTAAAAAACTTTTTCCAAACGAACCTTTGTCTACTTCTCTTTCACGAATAGGAAAGATAAGTCAAAAGTTATTTGATACCGGAGAATTAAAACCAATCGAAGGGCCTACTCAAGAACACGCTAAAAAATATAAGTACTATAAAGATCCAGAACATGTAATTAATAAACGAATAAAAGAACAAAGGCTAAAGTTAATTGATACCACTTCTGATTTATCCAATGAATTAAAACTTTTGAAGTTAAAGAAAGGGTCTAATTTAGATATGTCTCATCGATTAAGTTTAAAGCAAAGTTCTTATTTAAACTCTTTATATAATTTATCTAATTTAGGAATAGATGATCCAATCTTAAATAGGGAAAAGTTAAAACCTTTTGAGAATAAATTAGAAAAAATTTATAAAAAACAAAACGAAATTTATAAAACATGGAAAGGTAAAAAACTTCCTTCTAACATTAGCAAAGAAATAGAAAGTCTTAATAAAGCTATATCTGAAATTGTGGCTTCATCCAAAGGTAGAATTCAAGGTATTCATTTAGATGAATTTACTTTGCAGCCAAAAGTAACGGGTGTAGAGGCAAGTAAAACTATCGGAGCCGGTGTGGTAGATAAACCTATAAAAAATTTAACAAAAGCTGATTTAGATTTAATTAAACTTAATTTACCCGAACAGCTTAAAGCAGAAAAATTATCAAAAGTTTCTCCTGTTTTAAAATCTGAAGTTATTCCAGGCGCTTCTAAAGTGGAAGGCCTTCCGCGTTATCTTCAATCGATTGGACAAACTTATAAAGCTACAGGTTTGGTTCCTACATTGTTTAGTAAAGTGTTACCCCCAGTTGGCATAACAATGGGAGCTTATTTTGCTCAAAAAGCTTACAAAGAAGGAAGACCTATTGATGAGGTAGTAACAGAATTTTTTGGAGCAGGGAAAGTGCCTTATAAAATAAAAGAATATTTTAGTATGTCTGATGAGGGGAAAGCTGCCGAGCATCGAAGAGCGTTTCAGAATATGGCTGAAAAGGCTATGACGGATCCTAGAGCCCAGTTTTCAGATCGGACATACCAACCTAACTTTACTTTAGAAGGGGACAAAGAAACTCTTACAGAAGAGCAATTAAAGTTTTTTGAATTAATGGAAAAATACAAAGAGAAAAAAAGAAAAGAACGAGCAGGGATATTACAATTGTGGACACCCCAGAAATTTGAGCCAAACGCATGAGGAATCTAGATGAGATCGTTGAGGATATTAAGACTGTATTGGAAGAGAAAGTTGAACCGAACGTTGCGGCACATAATGGTAGTATTGGTTTTATTAATT